CTTCACAATATTGAATGAAACTATCATCATTTGGATTCACCAGATTTTGATAGATTGCAACCAAATCTTTATTCACATCGTTGAGAATGTATTGCTCTGCCGATGTGTTTAGAGCAACAGCAAGACTACCACCAAAGGGTTCGCAATAACGCTTTGGATAACCAATATGGGGGATAAGATGAGGCAGGACCCGTGTTTTATTTCCGCACCATTTCAAGAAAGTTTTGTTCATTTAAAAGGTATTAGTATTTAGTTATGACTTCCAACATAAGAAAGAGACCTTACAAACAACTCAGTAAATCTTTCTTGTTTTTGGGGATGAACTGATGCTGGATTATCGTTTATTGCTTTACGAAGAGCATCAAGTTCTTGATACTCCTCATCACTGAGTTCTGTTTTTGTTTTTGATGGAAGTGTCATTTCTTGGTTTCTCCGCGTTTGTGTTCAAATTCTAACACTATTTAAGGGAGACATTAGTTTTCTTAATAGTTTCTTTAGATTGTTGTAAATTATTATTACGAACCAAGGGGATATACAGTCAACACTCCCCCATTCTCAAAGATTTTCTCAATTCAAAACTACCATCGTTCCTAGGAATATATTCTAGAGTATCTCCTTCTTTAAGGTTTGCTGCTTCTAACAGATCGTCAGGTAGATTAAAATAACACTCTCCAGTAAGTCCATCAACTTCAACGGGAAGAACCCACCTATTTACTTTATTCTTTTTTGCGTCAATTTCTACCCTTTTATTGTAATACTCTGCTTCACGCAGGTTATATTCACGACACTTTTCCTTATCTTCTTCCGTCGTTTCTTTATCGCACATTGCATTCAGTTCTTCTTCAGTATGTTGTTCTCCTGGAAAATTACTAATACGGTCTTCAGTCAAAGTAGGATTTGCGATCATATATTCTAAATCGCTATGCCCCCACGGTCTCATTCCATCATCTTGTTTCTCTTCTTCTGGGTAATAGTTTTCCTCCCAGAAATCATTCCAGGATTTTTGACATTCTGGTGATGGGTCATCTTTATCGCAAACTAGATTTGATGGGTAATAATTGCCCCAACCTTGATAATATTCTTTTTCTTTTAACACATCTTCAATTTTCCAATCACCATTACCATTTAGAAGGGCAAGAAGTTCATATGCTTGAGAAGTTTGTTGTTTATAAGTATAGTAGTTTTCTTCTACTACCTTACGAATAGTATCATAAATTTCCTGCGGTGTTGCTTCACCAGAAGACATCGCATCGTGAACCCAATTAGATAATTGTTCTAGCGAATATTGGCGATAATCAAAATCAGTCATTTTCTTTTCTGGGTTTTGGAGAGTTGCAAGAGTTACAATAAAAACTGAAACCTTCTTTAAAGGATTTTACGCGCTGATAGTGTTATTTGTCAAGTGAATTCACTTCTTCACATTTACTGCATTTCCTTGTTGTATTGTTTACGAACTTTTTTGAGTTCTTTGAGTTCCATTTTGATATTTTGGTAAGCAGTTTCGGAATCAAGTTTACCTCCAAGTTCTAACGCTACAATAATTTCTACTCGTGTTCCAAAGTGAGCAAGAGCACGCTCAAATGTATCAAGTTCATTATACATTGTCATCGCTCCATTTTCTTAAGGTAAGAATATCTATACGAGCATCAACTGCATCAATGCTGTTTCCAAGTTCATAAAGTACGTTGCTAGTCTCAATATTTTCTTCTTCAAGTCTTTTTACGTCTAAAAGAAGAGACTTGTATTTTTCTTCGAGTTCAAATAGTTTGGAATAAACATCCACATCCTCCACAATAGGTTTTGAAGAAGGACGGATAAACCATTTTATGAACTTTCCAATCATACCAAACCAATTTCTCTTAGATACTGCTGATAGCGCATAAAAGACTGAAGACGAATAGGAACACCTAAACTATTACAACATTCAACATAACTATTAAATTCATAGTATGGTGTTGTTGGGTCCAATGCTGGATACTTTGGGTCATAATATCCCATATGCTTACGAAAGTTAATCATTTTTATCCTTTAGATTTGGATGAGGAGCATAGAGAGGACCAGGATAATTACCAGCAAACTTTGAGAGTTCCTGAACTGCTTTTACTGTTTCTTTGGTTTCTTCCCAAGTCCATTCATTATTGTTTTTATCAACAAAAGTTCGTGTTGTCATAATTTTTAGAGTTTGTAGTTATCTTTTGTAGAATAAGTTTTTTCTGCTGGTTTGTCAAGTGTTCCGTCCTGCTTCAACTTCAAATAAAATCTTGCGCTACGGACACACTCTTCTTCTGTTAGTGATGTGGTAATACCTTTACCATCGGGATAATGTGATTGCCAGGTGCCCCAGCGTTTTTCTTCCACATAAAAAGCATTTTCATCATAAAATTTCTTATCCATAATTACTTAATTGGCGTTGTAATTCTACTTGTGTGCTGATGAGGTGTGAGTATAAAAACTTTTGATATTCATTACCCTCCAATAGTTTTGTGAGATTATCAATTTGTACTAGAGCAAGAATAAGTTTAGTTTTGTCATTCATTGTTATTCACATCCTGAACATATTCCATAATGACTTTGATGAAGTCATCTGCGGTCCAGTTGTTGAGAATACTTTCCGTAGGAGAAGTTGCATCCCAGGAGATGGAAAATTCGGTTTCATTGATTTGTTTGACTGTGATCATTTTTTGCGTTTTGTAGTGCGAGCAGTGTTTGGAGTGGAATCCACGCTGGGTTTTCGTCCTCTACTTGTACTAGAACTTCTTTTACTTTTTGGTTTAGGTTTTTGTTCCACACTTCTCTTACGTTCCTTACTGGTGTCATTGGGTTTTCCATCGCGATAATCAATTTTAACAGTTCTCTTATCCAGTTTAGACCTTTCTAGGTGTTTTTGCAAGTCATAGTCGTCCTTAAACCAACAGATTTTCTTTTCATCTTTTTGTTCCAATCTCACACTAAAAGATTCATATGGAAATAAATCGTTTACTTTTTCGGACATCTTCCAGGAACCCACTGTTCTCCAGGACATTCTACACTCATTTTATTGACTTGTCCATTATTCCACCATTTTTTTCCTCTTACGTTGGTATTTCCAAGTTGCCTTTCACTCATAATTTTTTTAGTTTCTTCTGTATGTTTTTTACCATATCTTGAGTTTTTACTTCCTGTTTTGGTTTTCATAGTTATTGATAGTTTTTCTCTCATATTTTGAGAGTTCCATCCGTTAGGATTATTTCTCCTTGTTTGAATTCTTTTATCAATCACATCTTTTGGTATTTTTCTTCCTTTTAATTTTTCACTAACTTTTTTCCTTGTATTTTCATCTTTCATAGGATTGGTATGTATCATCCTATTCTTTGACTTTTCTTTTTCTTCTTCAGTTAAAACTCTAGAATTAGTTCCATCTCCACCTAAAGTTGAATTATATCCATTTCTAAAACTATTATAATTTTTTATATAAAATATTTCCATTTCATCTAGGATTTGTTTATTAAATTCATCTATTATCCCATAGATAAAATTATCCCATCCATATTTTCTTACCGCACGATAAAATTTGGTGTTTCCATCTTTTGATCTGCATAAATGATATGCTTTTCTTTTTGTTTCAAATAAAGTTTGTCCAATGTATTTCTTTCCTGTAGGAATACAATGGTAGCAATAAATTACTCCTTTCATTTCTGCTCTTAAGTTGGTGGTTAAGACTATTTATACAGGAAAAGCACCCAAAGGTGCTTTAACCTAACCTGAAAAGAACCACCAACTCAGGCATCATTATTTATCGTCCTGTCACATGCTCAAAATCTTGAATTTTGCCGTTTTTGAAATGTATGATGCATCGGGGCCATTCATTCCAATCCCCCTCCCATAATGCTGGATAAACCTCAATATAGTCAGTTATACAACAAGGTTCTACTTTACCCCTTTTCCCCGTGGGCACCCATTCATAATTCAAAAATAAAAGTTTAGGGTCATATCGTTCATCATCTTCTTCAATAATCTCAAAGGTATGAGTTTCTCTGTAAGTGAGTTCATACAAACAACCATCGGGAGCAATCCAATATCTTGCCATAGCACAAGCAAGACCTTTGGTTTGCATCTCTACATTAGTAAAGTGTGGTCCTAGGTCATAAGAAGACCGAACATGATCAAATAACCCCATCAGTCGTTCCTCAATTCTTCCATAACTTCTTCAAGTGAATAAGTTTTTACTTTACCCGTATCAATATCATCAACCATTTGCCCTAGATATTCTAAAAACTCTTTAGGATAAGTTTCATCTAGATTGATAGAAGTCCAGAACCAATTATAACATTCTTGAAAAGGGTCATCCTCTTTCAGAAGAGCATAATTCTCATAGTTTTCAGTCATCAAGTCTGACCACATACGAAAATTATCCCCAAATGACATAAACCAAGTGGGAATAAGATGAGTGAAAATGTAGTGTGTCCAAGTCATTATAGGTAATGAGGTTTTTGAGTATCAAACACGTAGAACTTCACATCTTTCATATCTAAACACATACGAACAGTTTCGTGCTCTCTGTGCTCTCTTGGTGTTCCTTTATATATGGTTCGTCTTTGGTAAGCGCATTTCCAAACGTCAAAAAAGATTTTAGACTTCTCATTCATTCCAAGGTACTTTGCGACTTAACAGTTTAGCAAGGTTCTCATTATACTTTGGAGGTTCGTTGAGTTTTTCTACAAGGAAATCAAAGTCCTCTTTAGGTAGAATGATTGTTTCTGGTTTTGCTCCAAAATACTCCAACCATTTAGCATCTTCCACCATTTGCGTCTGTCCTTCATTAATTGAGTTCCAAAAATCTTGATAAAGGAACCTATCGTCTAATCGGTAATAACGATGGTTTATGAGACGAAACCAGTACCATATGGGATGATAACGAAGGTATCTATTGCCGACTATCCACTTGTTTAGAAATACAGGAAAGTCCATTATACTCCTCTACCCCCAAGATTATAAGGGTCAACGCCATCAGGAATAGGATCATCCCACTGACCAATACCTTCATAAGAATAGTTTACATACAGATTATCACCACCAATGTTTAAATGATATATCTTACCGTTGTTTAGATAAATTCCCAACCATACAGCACGACCTTCTTCCATCGTTTCATAATGAACCATCTTCACATCTTCCAGAACAATCTCGTCCGGATTTTTTACAAATCGTGTCATTTCAATACCTCATCAACAGAAACAGAATCATAATCATCAATTCCAAGTTTGAACCTCACAAAATCGGTGAAGTCAAGTTCGTCCCTTTCATAGACATAATACCCACCATTATTATCTGATTCGGTATAGTTTGTGAGGTAGTCATCAAATACCAAAAGTATTGCTAATGCCCTTGATTCTGCTGAAGATGAATGCGACACAATCTTTTTAATACAAGAAAACAACTCCTCTCTTGTGTATGAAAATGCTTTTGCTTCTGGGTTGAGTGAATAAGTCATTGAGTTGGTTGCTTATGAGAGTATTATAAGGCATCACGGGGGTGTGTGGTGGTCTCATGTGCCAGTTTGTCATGTGTCCTCAAACTCCTCAATACTTTACGAAGAAACTGAATAGAACCATAAAACTCTTCACCATCTTGCCCACCAATTACAATCCAATCAATTTCTTCTAGAGCAAGTTTAATTCTTTCGTCTTTGGTTAGTTCTTCAAAGGTTTTGTTTGCGAGTTCTCTGCGTTCAGCAACTTCCAGCATTTCCTCATGCGTCATAAAACCATCATAAGTTGTATCCAACCACGGAGCATCATCTTTATCTGGTAAATTGTGCTCAGTCATTTGTATTGTAATGCATTGATTGTTCGGTTGATAATGATTTGTTCAAAACACTGTCCCAAGTCTAATTCAGTACCTTCATATTCGTCAATACCATCAGGACCATCACAGAATTTCCAATGATATGTGTCATCAGTTGGATTGTGATCAATTACAATTTTCATCGTAGTTTATTCTTAATTTTATCAAGACAATCGTTGAAACCTTCTACAGTACATTCAACATAAGCATTTTGAGAACCAGCAGCAGATTGTTCTTTAGGAAGCCACAACTGAATTTGGTCTACCAAATTCTCAATAGAAGTTTCCATATCCCAATCACTATGAGTTGTGAATACATCTTCCCACCAATCATAAATCAAATCAGTAAGATTTTGTTGTTTGGTAGAAGATGAAACTACACCTTCTTTCACAAGTTCTTCCAGTTCCTTTGGAGCAAAAGTATTAACTTGTTCTGGTGTTTGTGGTTTCACCCAATCTAATGGGTCTTTGTCTGGATGTTCCTTACACCAGTTCATACTCTCACGGACAACATCCCATTCACGAACTTCTGGTTCTTCTACTACTTTCTCTTCATAAGCAGCATTATAACCTGCTTGGAATCCATGCCACCTTGTAACATCATACTGAGAGTCAGTTTCTAATTCAGGATACTGTCCCAACCAATCTTTATATGCTTCTTCTACTGGTGATTTTGTTTTTTCCAGTTCTTCAAGGAGAGCAAGTTTCTTCTCAAGCACTTTGAGTTGTGCTTTTACTTCTTCAATTTCGTTATTGAATGCCATTAAATAACCTCAGCTTTACTTCACGGATTGCTTCATTATAACCTAAAAGATACTCTGACATAAAGTTATTCTTAACAGGTTCAGGAATGTGCTCCCTAATCAAATCCCTCACTCTATCTGCCATATCATCACAATCAACACTATCACCAAGTTTAGTTTTCAGCAACCCCCACAGTTTATCATAAAAAGGTTGAGTGTCCTCTACCCTTTTATACTTTACTCCACCAATCTCAATAGTGTCTGGTGGTTCTTTGTCCTTGTTAAGAGGGCCATAAACTTGTTCCATAAGATTTTGAAAGTCCTTATCAATACCAAACATTAGAGTGCCTCCAATTCAGTAGCAATATCTAAAATTGCCTCACGAATACTTTCATTTCTTGTTTCAAGTGCTTCATCCCATTCTCTATGCCCCGAAAAACAGGCATAATTTTCAGGGGCAACATTATCAGCAAGAACACGAAGAGCAGCAGCAAAACCCTCTCTAATTGTTCCTCCGTTAGAAAATACTTCATCAGCAGCATCTATGATTGCTTGTGTTTGTGTAGAAAGTTTAGTCATAATCAAGCATTCTCCAAACGAATATACTTTTCAAACATTCCTCTCATATCGTGAAAATACGATTGTGCCCTATCAAGAACAGCAGTATCATAATCTTCTTGGGTGGGTTCTTCTTCCATTCCCATATCCTTCCAGACTTCCAAGAAATCTTCAACAGACATATGATATTCCAGAGGAATGTATGCTACTTTGGGAGTGATTGAGTTAGTCATTTCAGTTACCTTTGAAGAGTTTGTAGATAGCATCAGCAATAGCAAGTGCTTCTTCTTTATCCATACAAATGTGATGGTCTCGCTCACCATCCCCCCAAATAGAAATGGTGCAACCAGGACAACCCACATCAAGATGGGTGTCTTCCACAGTATACCAATAACCTTCGTGTTGTTGAATGCGGATTTGATGGGTGATTTCAACAGGCATTTGGAGTTCCTTTGTGTATGAGAGTATTATAAGGCATCACAGGGGCATTTGGAGTGTCCCTGTGCCAGTTCTTCAAGTGTCCTCAAAATTTGTCTTCAATATCTTGTTGTGTTGCGATACTATCTCTACTTGTGATATGAGGAAGAGTAGATGTGAAGTATTGAATATCTACCATCGTCTACCATCGTCCCACGAATTAAATTCTTTATGAAAGGCAATCATATCAGGTTGCATCCATTCCCAACCATCATTAAGTTCTTGCCAAAATTGTCCTGTAAGATTTTCTTGTGTATATTTTGGAATAGTAAATATCCACTCATTCCAATCATAAAAATCTTGTGAGTAAATACCAAAAACAGAAGCAACCCAAAGTTCAAAAGCAAATTTGAATTGAGTGAATGGGTTAGTCATCATTTACCCCATCAAGATTGTTTAGATACTCCCAAAACCACCAAGCATCCTCTTCCATAGGAACCAGATTATTCTCACATACCCATTTAGTATAATACAAATGAGGAAACATTAGAACATACCAAACATAAAAAGCATTTCTCCAAGTATGTCTGTTGTTCCAGAGGATTTTAAGTTTTTTCATAATACATATCCTCCTCATAAGCAACATAATCACTTTGAAGATAGTTAAACAACTCTCCATCTTCGTGTGTCATAGTCCAGCACCATTCATCAAAACATTCACCAAACCAATACCAACCTGCTTGGAGTTTCTCAAATACATTCATAGGACGATTGTATTTTACCATTTTTCCACACAAACAAACTGATTTGGTTCAAAGGAAATGTAATACCACTTGTGCCTTGGTGAATACTCTCTATAACACCAAGTTTTCTCAATCTCAATATATTCATTATACCACCGATGAAGTTCATTCACAAACTTCCTCATCTTCTTCACACTATAGAAACATTTTGTATGCCTACTTTCAGCACCCCACCAAATCACCTCATAAAAAATCCTACGTTTGATTTTCTTGTAGAAAACATTTTCAAGTCGTTTGAAACTATCTGGATGTATCATTATAGCATTAAGGTTTTCGTCATCCATAAGAACTCCGTAAGGTAAGGGTGCGAATGTGTCTTTGAAGCATCTTTTCTTCTCTTGTAAGTGCTAAACCCCATTTCTTTTTGATTGTGAGGATTTCAACCACATCATTCATAAAGGTGTGTGGAGTTTGTAGGAACTCTTCGTAGTTCATTGCGGGTCTCCAACCAATCCAGTCGGTCCAAATACATCATTCACAGGTGGTTCAAGTTCATTCAGTCGTTCTTCCAGTTGTTCTATCCTGTCAATCAGTTCTGTAAGGATACAGATGAGGGAAGGATAGCAAATGGTTTCAGTATCATTCCCATTCTCAAAATCATAAAAGGTTGAATGGTTGATTTCTTTGCTGATGTTTCGTGTTCCCACTTTTAGTTCCTTTGTGTATATGAATATTATACACCAAAATGCTCTTGGATGGTAGGTGGGTGTTCCAGTTTTTCAACTGCCACAATATCTTTGTGTTTTTTTAGTTTTCCAGACGCAACCTTACCGATATGACTTTGATTATACCTATTCTCACTTGCCCATCGGTGTATTCCAGTTTGATAAACCACATTACCATCGGCAAAGGTTATTTTCCAATACTTAATATTAATTTCACCAATTTTTGATGATAATCTAATATTTTCTATATGCTCTTTTGAGTTTTTCTTTCCTTTTTTTGTTTCACTTATTTTTATTTTAGTTTGTTTATTACGACCAGGAACCCAACTTTTACCAGGACACTTTATTGATATTTTAGAATTTCCGCAACCATCATTCCACCATTTTTTACCTTTATTTTTACCTTTCTTAACTTCACTCTGTTTTTTTCTGCATTCTTTATTTCTCACAGCACCAGAAGGGCCTTCTCCACCATTAGTTCTATTTCTTAATATACCTGTTCCTAAATTTTTTCTACCGAACACAGCAATCATATAGATTTCGTGTCTAAATGCTTCTTCTTCTGTTAGATTTTGTTTGAGAAAGATTATTCTGGATTTATCTTTTGGTGGTTTTATCTGCTTTTTTCCTTTTTTATATAATCTATTTTCAACTCCTTTGCCTATGTAATAAGGTGTTCTATCCTCACGCAAATATGCGTAAGTATAAAACCTGTTAGGATTTTCCATTTCTATTCTATTTGGACGGCATTATTATTTATAATAGAAAAGGTGCCCATAAGAGCACCTAATCTTTTGTCTGTAGAGATTGCCGTCCAAACAGACATTATTATTTAGTCATTTGTTTCCTCTTCTTTCTTACATTCCCACAAATAACATTGATAATGCATCATTTCTACACCTGATCTAGTAATCAACATATCTGGATTATCATTTTTTTCAATCTCATCCCAATCAATTGGATTTTTTTCACTCCATTCTTCATAAGTCATCTTGGGCATCAGTTTTCTCCACAGTCACATCTACATTCATTTCATTCATAATCATTTGAAGTTTTTTGAGAACCTGTTCTCTTCCTTCTTTTGTAGCAGAACCAGTCCAATAACTATCCTGACTTAAAGAGTGTAGCACAGTATCTGTGAGAATGTATAAGTCAAGTGCTGTGAGTTTAGTCATAAGTTTTCAAGTTCAGTTGCGATGTTGAGAATGTCTTCTGATTTTACCATATAAGTTCCATCTACCCATTCCTCATTATTACTCACAAGGGCACGGAGAACATTAGCAAGAGCATTATTATTAAGTTCTTGAATGGTAAAATCTACTCTTTTATCTGCAAAGGTAAAATAAAAAACATCTACGATTGCTTGTGCTTGGGTAGAAAGGTTAGTCATTTGTCTCCACAGATAGTTCTACTTCCATATTACTCAAAATTGTTTGAACTTTATTCGTAACATTTTCTCTTGCTTCTTTTGTATATCCACCAAGAGTTCCCTCAAATCCTGCGATAGAAAGAGTTCTACTCAAAGTATCTGCGATTACCATTAAGTCAAGTGCTGTTAGAGGTTTAGTCATTTTTCTTCATTACAGGGTATTCAAATTCTACACCAATTTGTTCTAAAAGTGTGCGGGCAAAGAGGATTTCACCAAATTCAGACCCATCATCAAAAATTCTAGATTTTGGTTGGTCGGTTGCATCATAAAAGTCCCCATACTTATCATAGCAGTGCTCCCTCTCTGCGTATTGCTTGAGAACTTTGAGAAGGAATGTGAGTTGTTCTGTGTCAGTCATTTCAGTTCATCCTCTTTTTTAAGTTCATAAAACATAGCATTTAGAAACTCAATTGCGTGTTTTCCTACAATCCAAGCATCCTTATCCTCAAAGAACCTATCACCTATAGTTCTCATATCATAACCCTCTTTACCTTCATCAAAAAAAGCAATCACATAACAATATTCTTTATCAAGACTATCTTCATACCATCTAACAAGTTCATACTTGTTGTTGCATTTACTCCAACGGAACTCTACTTTACGAAATCTCATTTGGTCTTTTGTATATGAGAGTATTATAAGGCAAAACCACCTCCTTGTGGGAAGTGGTGTGCCAGTTCTTCAGGTGTCCTCCTCATCACGAAATCCAAGAAATACTGGATGTCTTGGTAGTTCTTTTACACCTTGAGGAAAGTATTTGTATTTAACTAACTTGCCAATATATTTTTCTTTATTGTTCCACAATTCTTCCCGTGTCTTATCATCCAATCCACTACCAATACCAAACTCTAACCCATCCTTGTTTCTCACAATCAAAGTTCCAGCAGTATTCATCGGAACCATACCATCCAAAGAAGCAGATCGTTTTACATAACCAAAAGCATCTTTCTCTGCAACATTTTGATTACTCATCTTTTCTTCAATCGCAATCAGTTCTGCCTCATCATCCTCAAACCTTTTCACCTTGAGAAGAATGTTGTCATTTACAGTAGAACGACCGAACTTATATGTTCCATTTGGATCACGGAGCATTACACCCTCAAAACCTTCATTCAAACAATAAGTCTCATATCGTTCCAGATCCTGAAGAGTTCTAATGATATAACCACCATCCAGAACTTTAAAGTTAAATGGAGGAAGAATTTTGAAAATGATTTCAGAAGCAACTTCAATTCTATTCATCCACGGAGCAATTGTATTGCATTCTGGATTTACATAATCAAAAATCCATACCTTAAACTCTGGTTCTCCTTCAATCGTCATCACAGCAGAAGTAGATGATTGAAATGTATCACCAGAAGTCAATTCTCCATCCACACCATCAGGAAGATACTGTGAAAGAAGAGATTGAATGTGTTTGTTGCGAATTGGTTTGAAGGTTCTTGATACTGCTACCCCATCAATCATTAGAAAACGAATTCCATCAATTTTTGGACTTGCAATATAAGGAAACTTTGCCTTTGTGGGATCAAAGTTTCCTGCAAGAAGTGGTTTCTGAATTTTAGGCATCAGAGTGTCTCATTACTCCAGTAGTATTTCAGTTTATCACCATCAGCAGAGATATTCAGGTGATAGATTTTATCATCTTCAGTATAAACACCAATCCAGAGTGTCCGTTCATTCATACTTTCCAGATGAAACATTTGAATGTCTTGAAGAACAATCTCATCAGGATTTTCAGTCCATTTTCGGGACATTAGAGTTTTCTCAATTTATAAAAGTATCATACTAGAAAGGGCATCCAAAATCAAGTGCCCTTGTTCCAGTTCTCAAAGTGTCTTTATGATATTCTTTTTCTTTTAGAAGTATCTATATTTCTTTTTTGTTGGTATCGTGTAAGTGCCCCCGATGTAGTTATAAAACCAGTTTCAAGACACATCCATTTTTGAGAATTAGTTATTTTTGAACCTTGTTTTCCAGCATTTTTTCTTATATTATAAAGTTCTTCTGTTGATAAAGCAAAAAATCCAACACCTTTTTCATAAGATGTTTTTCCTCCTATTTTTCCACCAATTTTACCAGCATTTTTACTAACTTCACTCCTCCTCTCTTTAGACATAGCAAATATTCCAATCTTTTTATTATAAGTTTCTCTTCCATTTCTTTTTCCACATTCTTTTAGATAATCACCCATTTTCTTTCTTGTTGTGCTCATTTTATTTTTTGATGCTTCAGTATGTTTTCTTCCATAAAATGGGTGATTTTCTCCTCTTATATTCTCACTCATTCTAATTTTAGCATTTTCATAAAGATAAGAATTATAATATCTCTCATTATTTCCATTTACTGCTACCATAGATGTATGAGCATAAGTCATTTTTATTGTTCTTTTATCTCTCAATCCATATCTTTGAATACAAATCTTTTCTAATAATGCGTGAGCAATATAATGTTCTCTTGCCGTAAGAACTACAAGTCTATTATTCTTTCCAAATATACTTTTTGGAAATATATGATGCTTTTCTGTATAACCTTCAGGTGGAGTTCTATTCTCTACTTTCCTGATGAGATTACAATAAATCTTTAGATAGTTCATTTCTATTCTATTGAAACCGCAATATTATTTATACAAGAAAAGGTGCCCGAAAGCACCCAATCTCTGCTATGGTTGCGACACACATAAGCACTATTATTTATCAGTATCTTCTTTATCCATTGTTTTTTCTATTTCAAGTTTAATTTCAGGTGTTTTGGTTCCAAGAGTAAGAGTTTCAAGAGTTGGAGAAGGAATACGGGATGTTTCCTTACCGTTTGTATAAAAGATTAAGTCCTCATCCTTATTCATAAGTTTCCTCAGTTTCTGTTTGCCGTATTCGGTCAGGTAATTTTTATTTTTTCTCAATTCATCTATTTCACTTTGAGATAGATTTAAATGGGGCAAATCATCAGGAACTGGAAGATTGTGTTCAGTCATCGCAACATCTCCTTGATTTGCCTCAAA